ATGACTGCGCTCCGCCGTTCCTCTGCCTCCCCCGTTCTCGCCAGCATGGCCAAGATGGAGCCTTTCGGCAGCGCCGAAGAGGCTTGGCTCTGGACCATGGCGGCCCTGGTGGCGCGCCGCGACGGCGCCCGCGTCGTCGCCGGGGCCGGCCGCGTCCAGCGACCCTGTGAGCCGGACGACGTGGTGAAGTGCCTGGACCGACTCTATCGCCAGCGGCGGATCGACCTGGTGCATGCCCGCATCATGCGCATCTGGGGTGAGCGCGGCACGGCGCCTGACCCCCGCTCTGCCCGCGAGAAGGCCGATTGGCGCATCTGGAACGAGGCCATGCAGCGGCTCGACTGGCCGCTGCGGATGAAGGGAATCGTGGTGGGAGCGGCAATGCCGCTGCCGGCCAGCGAGGAGGTGGTGGTGGCGCTGCAGGGGCGGTTTCCGGAATGAGCGCGCCGCGGCGGATCTCGGGTGCAGCGCCCCGCATCGCGCCGCGTCACGCTCTCGCCGAGGGTGAGCAGCGGGTCTGGATCGGCTTTGGCGGCCGGGCGGACCGGCTATGGCTGCGGCTGCTGCGCCCGGGGTTCCGGCATTGCTTCGCGGTGCTGGGCGACGCGCGTGGATGGACGGTGGTGGAGCCGCTTTCCGGCCGGTTGCTGGTCTCGCGGCCGGAGTTGAGCCCCGAATTCGACCTGCCGGGCTTCTACCGGCGCGCGGGGCTGGAGGTGCTGGGTCCGTTCCAGCCGGGCGGACCCTTCTGCGGCGTTCTGCCGGGAATTCTGCCCTATTCCTGCGTGGCCGTGTGCCGTGCGCTGCTCGGGGAAGGGGCGCCGCGCGCCCTGACGCCCCGTGGCCTGTTCCGCCGGTTGCAGAAATTTACGGTCTTAGGAAAAAAATCCTTGACGATGCCGAATGCGACCGGTAAGAAAGTCCTCGTCAACGGGTGAGTTGCGCCCGCTGATCTCCTCCCGATCCCCCTGACTGCGCGGGCCCGTCCGGAACACTCCGGACGGGCCCGCGGCTTTTTGGGGCGACTTTTCCGCCAAACCGAAAAGGAGCCGCACGCGCATGGGTGGCCTGTTCCGCGCCCCGAAGCCGGTGGTCGTGACCGCGACCGAGCCGGTCGCCTCCCCGCCCGCCGGGCCGAACCCCGATGCCGCCGAGCAGACCGCCCGGACGGAGAACCAGGAGCGCTCCCGCCGCGGCCTTGCCGGCACCATCGCCACCTCCGCGCGGGGCGTGTTGGAGCCGCTGCCGCCGGGTCTCGCCGGGGCCCGCAAGACGCTGCTCGGGGAGTGAGGCCGATGACCCTCTCGCCCGAGATCATCCTGGGGCGCCACAGCGCCGCGCGGGAACGCCGCCGGCCCTGGGAGAGCGTCTGGCAGGAATGCTACGACCACGTCCTGAACGGGACGCCCGGCAGCGGCGGCCCGGCGCTCTATGACGCGACCGCGCCAGATGCCGCCGAGCAGCTCGCCGCCAGCCTGTTGGCGGAGCTGACGCCGCCCTGGTCCCGCTGGTTCGGGCTGGTGCCGGCCGAGTCGCTGGCCAATGGCCCGGACGGCGCGGCCGCCGCCAAGGCACTGGAAGCCGCGGCGGAGACGCTGCAGGGGCATCTCGACCGCTCCAACTTCGCGCTGGAGATGCACCAGGCGCTGCTCGACCTGGTGGTCGCCGGGACCGGCGTACTGCTGGTCGAGGAGGCGCCGGCCGGCGGGCTCTCGGCGCTGCGCTTCACCGCCGTGCCACTGCGCGACGCGGTGCTGGAAGAAGGGCCGACCGGCCGGCTTGACACCGTCTATCGCTGCGTCGCGCTCGATGCGGCGGCGATCCAGGCGCGCTACCCGGAGGCGGAGTTGCCGGCGGCGCTGCTCGCCGGTGGTGATGACGGTGAGGCGCCGCGCCGGCACCGCGTCGTCGAAGCCGTCTGGCCGGAGCGGACGGGCAGCGGCTACCTCGCCGTGCTCGACCATGACGGGCAGGCGGTGCCGCTGGTCTTCGGGCGCTTCCTGGAAAGCCCCTTTATCGCCTTCCGCTGGATGAAGGTGCCAGGCGAGGTCTATGGCCGTGGCCCGGTGATGAAGGCGCTGCCGGACATCCGCACCGTCAACAAGGTGGTGGAACTGGTGCTGAAGAACGCCTCCATCGCCGCCACCGGCATCTGGCAGGCGGAGGATGACGGGGTGCTGAACCCCGCCACGGTGCGGCTGGTGCCGGGCGCCATCATTCCGAAGGCGCCGGGCTCCTCCGGGCTGACGCCGCTGGCGGCGCCGGGCGACTTCGACGTCTCGCAGCTGATGCTGGACGACCTGCGCGGACGCATCCGCAGCGCGCTGCTGGCCGACCGGCTGACCGCGCCGAAGGACGCGCGGATGACCGCCACGGAAGTGCTGGAGCGCAGCGCGGAGACGGCGCGGCTGCTCGGCGCGACCTATGGCCGGCTGCAGGCCGAGCTTCTGACGCCGCTGGTCGGCCGCTGCCTCAGCATCCTGCGGCGGCGCGGCGAGGTGCCGCCGCTGCTGCTGGACGGGCGTGAGGTGCGGCTGACCTACCAGTCCCCGCTGGCCCGCGTGCAGGGCCGCGCCGATGCGGCGAACACGCTGCTGTTCCTGCAGGCGGTGGCGGCGCTGGGCCCGCAGGCGGCGGCGCAGCTCGACCTGACCGCCGCCACCCGACACCTGGCCCGCACGCTCGCCGCGCCGGCCGGGATCCTAATCCCACCCAAGGAGTGACGCTCCGCATGTCCGAGAACTTGCTTGAGGCCGCGATGGCGGAGGGCGCCGCGCCGGCGCCGGCCGAGGAGATCCCGGAGAAGTTCCGGGACCCGGAGAGCGGCGCCCTGCGCGTGGAGGCGCTGCTGCGCTCCTATCGTGAACTGGAGAAGCGCCTCTCCCAGCGCTTCGCGCCGCCCGGCCCGGATGCGCCGGAGGAGGAGCGCGCCCGCTTCCGCCGCGCCATCGGCGTGCCCGATGCGCCGGAGGAGTACACCGTGGAGCCGAAGCACGAGATGTGCGGCTCCGACCCGGAAATCAACAAGCGTCTGCACGAGGCGGGATTCACCTGCCAGCAGGTGCAGCTCGTCTATGACCTCGCGGCCGAACGGCTGCTGCCGCTGATCGCCGAGGCGGCGGCCGACTACGAGGCGCAGAAGCAGGTGGGGCGGCTGGCGCAGGAGTTCGGCGGCGAGGAGCAGTTCCGCCGCATCGCGCCGCAGATCGCCGCCTGGGGCCGCGCCAACCTGGCGCCGGGTGTCTTCGAGGCGCTCTCCACCACCGCCGAGGGCGTGCTGGCGCTGCACCGCATGATGGCGAAGAGCGAACCGAGCCTGGCGCGCAATGCCGCGCCCGCTGAGGCGCTGGACGAGCAGGCGCTGCGCAAGATGATGCGCGACCCGCGCTACTGGCGCTCGCGCGAGCCCGAATACGTCAAGCGCGTGACCGAGGGCTTCAAGCGCCTGTTCGGCCAGGGCTGACGCGTCGCCGGAACGCCGGCGGCCTCGCCTTCCATCTGTTTTCCGCCGTGGCGCAACCCGCGTTGCCGGGTGCCGCGGCGCGCCCATCGCTCCGGCCCCATGCGGGCAACCGGGGCGCCGGGCCGAGCCCATCCCCCCATTCCGTCTCTCCTGAAGGAAATCGGCATGTCCGCTTCCATCGACCAGGTCTTCACGAAGCAGTTCCAGTCCGAAGTGCATGACGCCTACCAGCGCCAGGGCAGCAAGCTGCGCCCGACCGTGCGCAGCAAGACGGATGTGCGCGGCGCCTCCACCGTGTTCCCGATCGTTGGCCGCGGCATCGCGGCGGCGAAGGCGCGCAACGGCGCGGTGCCGGTGATGAACCTCTCGCACTCCAACGTGGAGTGCTTCCTGCAGGACTACTACGCCGGTGAGTGGATCGACCGGCTCGACGAGCTGAAGACGAACATCGACGAGCGCCAGGTGGTCGCCAGCGCCGGCGCCTATGCGCTGGGCCGCAAGACCGACGAGCTGATCATCGCCGCGCTCGACACCGCCACCCACGAGGCGGTGGGGACCGCGCCGGGCACCGGCGACACTGACGGGCTAACCAAGGCGAAGGTGCTGATGGCCTTCGAGATGCTCGGCGCCGCCGACGTGCCGGATGACGGCAATCGCTTCGCCATTGTCGGCTGGAAGCAGTGGAGCGAGCTGCTGCAGATCGAGGAGTTCGCCAACGCCCAGTATGTCGGCGACGACGACCTGCCCTGGAAGGGCACGCAGGTGAAGCGCTGGCTGGGCGCAACCTGGATGCCGCATTCCGGTCTGACCAAGAGCGGCAACATGCGTTTCTGCTACTTCTACCATAAGACCGCCATCGGCCATGCCGTGGCGCAGGAAGTGGTGACCGACATCACCTGGCACGGCGACCGTGCCGCCTACTTCGTCAACAACATGATGAGCCAGGGCGCGGTGCTGATCGACGCGGCCGGTGTCGTGCGGATGCGCGCTGCCGAGTAAGCGAACAAAGTGCGGGGGAAGGAATTCCCCCGCACCCCCTTCTTTCTTTTGTCAGTTTCGGCGTGGCCTGTGAGCGGATGCAGGAACTGACAGAAAAAAGATGGGGGTCTGGGGGAACTCATTCCCCCAGCCTTCCTGCAACCTTCCGGGAGTTCCGACCGATGGCGCTGTCCGCCCTCGTCCTCTGCTCGCGCGCGCTGCTGAAGATCGGTGCGCAGCCCATCGCCTCCTTCGATGAAGGCACCGCCGAGGCAGAAGTGGCGGCGCATCTCTATCCGCTGGTCTGCGACGCGCTGCTCTCCGCCCATCCCTGGTCCTTTGCGACCGGGCAGATGGAACTGCCGCGGCTGGTGGAGACGCCGCATGCCGACTACGCCTACGCCTATCAGCTGCCGCCTGACTTCCTGCGGGTGCTCTCCGCCGGGGATGGCGGCCGTGGGCGCGGGCTGGAGTACCGGCTGAACGAGAACCGGCTGCACACCAATGCGCCGCAGGTGACGCTGACCTATTTGTTCCGGCCTGCGGAGAGTGGCTTTCCCGCCTTCTTCGCGTCGGCGCTGGTGGCGCGGCTGGCAGCCGAATTCTGCATTCCCCTGACCGAGAGCTCCTCGCGCACGGAGATGTTGCACCGGCTGGCGGAAGCGGAGTTCCGCCGCGCGCGCCTTGCCGACAGTCAGCAGAATACGGCGCGGGCGGTGGAGGACTTCCCGCTGATCGCCGCGAGGGGATGAATCATGGCAGGTGATCGCAGCACCAAGACGAGCTTCACCGCCGGCGAGCTGAGCGACCAGCTGCTTGGCCGCGGCGACCTGCGTGCCTTCGAGAACGGCGCACGGCGGCTGCGCAACGTGTTCATCCAGCCCACCGGCGGTGTGATGCGGCGGCCGGGGTTGCGGCATGTGGCCATGCTGCCTGGTGCGGCCCGGCTGATCGCCTTCGAGTTCAACACCGAGCAGACCTATCTGCTGGTGCTGACGGACCAACGGCTGCAGGTCTTCATGGGTGACATCGAGGTCGCCAGCCTCGGTGCGCCCTGGACGGCGGCGATGCTCGACCAGATCGCGCATACCCAAAGCGCCGATACCCTGCTGCTGCTGCATCCCGACATGCCGCCGCAACGGGTGACACGCAGCAGCCACACCGCCTGGAGCATGACGGCCTGGCCCTGGGTAGCGGAGCCCTTCTTCCGCTTCGCCTCGCCGGAGATGACGCTGGCCGCCAGCGGCACAAGTGGCAACGTCATGCTGACCACCAGCGCCGCCTTCTTCCAGCCCGGCCATGCCGGGGTGCGGTTGCGGCTGCGCGGCAAGCGGCTGCGGGTGACGGCGGTTCTCTCGGTCACCAGCGCCAGCGCACAGGTCGAGGATGCGCTGACGGATGCCACGGCCAGCAACGACTGGAGCGAGGCAGCCTTCAGCCCTGTGCGCGGCTGGCCGGTCTGCGCCTGTTTCCATCAGGACCGCCTGGTGCTCGGCGGCGCGCGCGATCTGCCCAACCGGCTCTGGCTCTCGCGCTCCGGCGACCTGTTCAACTTCGACCTCGGCACCGGGCTGGATGACCAGGCGATAGAGTTCGGCCTGCTCTCCGACCAGGTGAACGCCATTCGCGCCGTCTTTTCCGGGCGGCACCTGCAGGTTTTCACCTCGGGGGCCGAATGGATGGTGACGGGCGATCCGATGACCCCGGCCTCCATTCAGTTGCACCGGCAGACGCGCATCGGCTCGCCCGTCAACCGCATCATCCCACCGGTGGATGTGGACGGCAGCACCATGTTCGTCGCGCGCTCGGGGCAGGCGGTGCATGAATACGCCTATACCGACGTGCAGCAGGCCTATCAGGCGAATGACCTGGCGCTGGTCGCGCGGCATCTGGTGGATACGCCGCTGTCGATGGCCTATGACCAGACGCGCCGCCTGCTGCACGTGGCGATGGCCGGCGGCTGGCTGGCCACGCTGACGCTCTATCGTGCCGAGCAGGTGACCGCCTGGACCCGCCAGGACACCGATGGCGCATTCCGGGCGCTGGCGGAGATCGACGGCACCATCTGGTGCGTTGTCGAACGGAATGGATCGCCGCGGCTGGAGCGTTTCGATGACGGCCTTGCCGTGGATGCGGGCCTGACCGGCAGCGACGCCGCGGAGCGCACGCATTGGAGCGGCCTCAGCCACCTGGCAGGGCGCAGCGTGCAGGTGGTGGCAGATGGCGCACCCCGTGGCAGTGCTGCCGTCGCCAATGGCGCGGTGAATATTGAGCCCGGTGCTTTCGCGGTGCAGGTCGGGCTCGGCTACAGCCATGTCATCGAGCCGCTGCCGCCGCAACTGGTGAGCGCAGGAGGGACGCGCAGCGGGCCGATCCGTCTGCTCTCCATCGGCTTCCGGCTGCTGGAGACGGCCTCCCTGACCGTGGATCTGGGGCGCGGGCTGCAGACGGTGCCATTCCGACGCATGGACACACCGCTGCTGGACGCCGCGCCGCCGCGCTTCACCGGCGACGTCACGTTGCGCGCCTTCGGCTGGCGGCGTGACACCATGCTGCCGCTCTGGCGGATCGAGGGCGATACGCCGCTGCCCCTCACGCTGCTTTCCGTCACCACCGAGACGAGGATGACCGACTGATGGCCCAGCTTGCCCCCATCGCCACCCTGGTCGGCACGGGCGCTTCGCTCTACGGCACCGTGCGCCAGGGCCAGGCGCAGGCCGCCCAGGCCAAGGCGCAGCAGCAGCAGCAGGCGGAGGCACTCACCGCGCGGCAGCAGCAGCTCGCCGCCCAGCAGGAAAGCGAGGCGCGCGGCCGGCAGGACCGGCTGGAGCGCACCGTCGCCTCGACCCGCGCGCGCCTCGCCGCCTCCGGCATCAGCCCCGACCAGGGCTCAGCCGGCGCCATCACGGCGGGGCTGGAGCGCGATGCCGCCGAGGCGGCGCAGGACAGCAACGACGCTTTCGCCGCGCGGATGTCGGCGGGCCGCTCCTCGCTGCTCAACAGCGACGGCTCGCTGACCACGTGGCTGCGCGCCGGCAACAGCTTTGGCGGGGCGCTGCGCTCGCTGCTGGACTAGTACGGCGCGCCGCGCCTCCCTTCAGGGCTGCAGGCATTTTCCGTGAGCGCGAGGGAACGGGAAATGCTGCGGCGCGTCCGCGGCCGCCCGGCCGTCCCGTTTCCCCTTCCGCATGAGAGACCCGCATGGCCGAGCATATCCGCATCGGCGACGTCGCGCCGCGTGTGCATTACGTGGCGGATGGCGCGCAGACCGTCTTCATCTATCCGTTCCCCGTCTTCGAGACTGCCGATCTAGAGGTCCGCCTGGATGGCGTCGTGCAGTACGACGGCTTCATCATCACCGGTGCCGGCGAGTCAGGCGGCGGCAGGGTGGTGTTTGCCGTGCCGCCCGCTGCCGGCCGGCAGCTGCTGATGCGGCGCGTGATGGTGATCGAGCGCGTCACGGACTTTCAGCCGAACGGCGTGCTGCGAGCCAAGACGCTGAATGACGAGATGGACAGGCAGGTCGCTTCGCTGCAGGAGATGCGCGAGGGCCTGGCGGGTGCCATCCGGACCGATCCGGGGGACCTGCCGGCGACGCTGGTGCTCCCCGCCCGCAACGGCCGCGCCAACCGGCTGCTCGGCTTCGACAGCGTCGGCAACGTCACCGCCCTGCCACGTGACCCCGTGCTGCTCGCGCCGTTCGGCGGGGCCATTCCGCGCACCATCGAGGACAAGCTGGCGGAGCGGCTCTCCGCACGCGACTTCGGCGCAACCGGCGATGGCGTCACCGATGACGGGCCGGCACTGCAGGCGGCGATGAATGCCGCCGCTGCCTCTGGCAAGCATCTTGTCATCGGCGAGGGGATGCACCGTACCACCATTCCGCTGATGCTGCCGGGCGCTGCTGCGGGGCTGACGATGCGCGGCAGCATCCTCTACGCGGGCCCTGGCGGCGTGACGGCGCTGACCCTGGGCGACGGTGCCGCCGCGCGGAACCAGGCCAAAATTTATCAGGGCCTGCGCGTGCTGCGCGCCACCATCACCGACTGGCTGGACGAGCGCGACATCGGCATCCTGCTGCGCAACCTCGATGCCTCCGTGGCCGAAATCCGCCAGGTGGAAGGCTTCACCATCGGCGCGCGGACCGAAGGCGTGGAACTCGGCTTCGAGGATTGCACGCTGTATCTCGGCCGCTTCGTGAACAACCGCATTGGCCTGGACGTGCACACGGCGACCGCCGCGGGCTGGAACAACTCCGTGCGTTATATCGGCGGGCATTTCGCCAACAGCGCCAGCACCAATCCGGCGCGCGACCGCTTCGGCGTGCGATTCTCCTGCGCGCCGGGGGCCTATCCGCGCCACAACGCACATTTCTTTACCGGACCAGCCTTCGAACTGCAGCGCCAGGGCAGCCCGGGCACCGTGGCTGCCATTCCCTTCCTGCTGGAAGCAGGCGACGAGCGTGGCATCATCGCCCGCGGCGTGAGGATGGAGCAGTGCAGCCCTTATGTGGCGCGGCATGCCGGTGGCGCGAATGACTGCCTCTACGAGGTGGTCTATGTCGGCACCTATGCCTTCACCGGAGCCGAGGTCGAGTACACGACCGCTGCGACGCGCGCCGGCGGCACGGTGATTCCGCTTCACCAGGCCGGCGCGGCGCAGGGTACGCCGCGACTGGTGGCGGCGGCCGAGAATGTGCGCCAGCGCGCCTTCCGCCAGACCATCGACAGCGGCGACGGCATCGGCTTCGAGCAGATGGCGGTGCTGTCGGGCAACCCGGCGGGACCGCCGGCGACGCTCGCGGGCTTCGCTTTCGCGGGCCTGTCGCAGTTCGTGCTGAACCCCGACAGCGTGGGCCTGCCGACCAGCCGTGCACTGGCCTTCGTGGTCGACTGCAGCGTCTGCAAGGAGTTCTTCATCGCGGCGGAGGGGGCGCAGCTGCGGCCCGTGGTCATGCAGTTCGATGGCAACGAGGCCGTGCTTGGCCCGGCCAGCCCGGCCCTGTTCTCCAACATGAACGCGGTCTGGGCAGGCAGCCCCTCCTTCTTCTGGGAAGGCAATGCGGACCTCGACAGCCTGACGGGAGGGCTGCCGATCAACCGCCTGCAGCGCGTCACCCTGCACAGCGGTGCCCGCTTCGCCGCGATCGGCGTGCGGGGCGGCAGTGCGAACGCCATTCTGAAGGCGCTGCGGCTCTACTGCTCGCCGCTCCATGCGCCCGCCTTGATCTATGGTGGCAACCGGAAATGGGGCACGCGCGAATACGGCGCAACCGATACTGGATGGGTGGTGCCGGGCCTGGCTGCTGGTGCCAGCACCACGCGCGATGTCACGCTGCCCGGCGTGCGGCAAGGCGACTTTGTTCAGGCCAGCTTCGCCAAGAGCAGTGGCTTCCAGAGCGGCGGCGTGGTCTTCCATGCTTCTGTCGGCGGCACGGCCGGCGCCGACCAGGTGCGGGTGACGGCACAGAATGTCAGCGGCGGCAGCATCACGGTGGATGCCGGGACGCTCAATGTCCGCGCCGTGAAGCCGAGGCTGTGACAATGGCCCTTCCGCTGCACCAGGCCGGCGGCGCATGGGCGGTGGCACCATGAGCCGGCGGGAGGTGGTCGCGCCAGAAGACCTGCACCCCGCCATCCGACGCGTGATCGAGGACTACAACACCTTCGTCGCGCACGGGCCGGCGCCTGGCACCCATGACGACGCCAAGGCCTTCGCCGCGCATCATGCTGCGGCGAAGTCGGCGCTCGCGCATCTGGAGCATCTGCTGAAGCTCGCCCGCACCGCCGGTGCGGGGGAGGAGGAGACCGGCCTCGCCCAGGCTGCCGCGCTGCTGCGCCAGGCGCGCGGCGCACTGGCCGCGGAGCCCCCCACCGAGGAGGAGTGCGACGCCGATGACGGACCGTCCGGCTGACCTGACGGAGTTCGTCTGGATCTGGAACAACATGGCAGGGCAGGGCACGCCTTCCGTGCACCGCCGCATCCTGCGATGGCTGGAAGCGCGGCGCGAGGCCGGCGATCGCCGGCTGCTGCTGATGGCCTTCCGTGGCTGCGGCAAGTCCACGCTGGTCGGGCTCTATTGCGCCTGGCTGCTGTTCCGCTGGCCGGAGACGCGCATCCTGGTGGTGGCGGCGGACCATGCGCTCGCCACCAAGATGGTGGGCACGGTGCGGCGCATCGTGGAGCGCCATCCGCTGTGCCGGCCGCTGGTGCCGTCCTCGCCGGAGGCCTGGGCGGTGGACCGCTTCACCGTCAACCGGCAGGGCGCGCTACGCGATCCATCCATGCTGGCGGCGGGGCTCGGCGGCAACATCACGGGCCTGCGGGCCGACGTCATCATCTGCGACGACGTCGAGGTCGCCGGCAATTGCGACACACCGGGCAAGCGCGCGGAACTGCGCGAGCGGCTGGCGGAGACAGAGTTCATCCTGACGCCGGGCGGCACGATCCTCTATGTCGGTACGCCGCATTGCGCGGAAAGCCTTTACCTGCATCCGGACGAGGGTGAGGCCTATCTCGCTGGCTATAGTCGCCTGCGCATTCCGCTGCTGGATGGCGCCGGACGCAGCGTCTGGCCGGAGCGCTTCGCGACACCGCTGGTGGCGCAGATGCGCGAGCGGGTCGGGCCGATCCATTTCGGGCGGCAGATGTTGCTGCGGCCGGTGGCGAGCGGCGCGGCGCGGCTCGATCCGGCGCAGATCATCCGCTACGAGGAGGAGACCGACTACCAGGAGGCGCAGGGACGGCCGGTGCTGCGGCTGCTCGGGCGCCGCATGGTCTCGGGCGGCGGCTTCTGGGACCCGGCCTATGGGCGGCCGGGTTCGGGCGACGGCAGCGTGCTGGCCGCCACTTATGCCGATGCCGAGGGCAACCACTACTTGCACCGGCTTAGCTACCTGACGCATGAGCCGGGTGGTGCGGAGGACCCGGCGACGCAGCAATGCCAGCGGGTGGCGCGCATCGCGCGCGAGCTGCTGCTGCCGGTACTGCGCGTGGAGACCAATGGCATCGGCCGCTTCCTGCCCGCCATCCTGCGGCGGGAGCTGGCGCGCGCAGGGGTGCCCTGCGCGGTGGTCGAGCAGCACAGCCACCGGCCGAAGCAGGAGCGCATCCTCGCCGCGCTCGACCCGGTGCTGGCGGCGCGGCGGCTGCACGCGCATGCGCAGGTGTTCCGCACGCCCTTCCCGACCGAGATGGCGGAGTGGAAGCCGGACACGGCGGGCACGCGGGACGACGCGCTGGACGCGTTGGCTGGCTGCCTGCTGGCGGAGCCCGTTCGGCTGCCTGGTGCGCCGCCGGCGCCGCGCGGCATTGGCTGGCGCGGGATCACCTAA